GCGGGCAGGCCAAGCGTATTGCGCTGATTGCCCCCACGCTGTCTGACGCCCGCGCCGTGATGGTGGAAGGCGACAGCGGCATTTTGGCCGTTTGCCCACCCTGGGCGCGGCCCAAATTTACGTCCTCAACCCGCATGCTTGAATGGCCATCGGGCGCGGTGGCAACGCTTTATGGTGCCGAAGAGCCCGAGCGCCTGCGCGGGCCCCAGCATGATGCCGCCTGGGCGGATGAGCTGTGTGCCTGGCGGCGCGGTGAAGACACGTGGGACATGCTGATGTTCGGTCTCAGGCTCGGGCGGCAGCCACGCACCATGATCACCACCACGCCGAAGCCGACGGCCTTACTCAAGAAGCTGGTGGCGGCGGCGAATGTGGCGGTCACCAAGGGCTCGACCTTCGACAATCTGGACAATCTGGCCCCCAGCTTCCGCGATGAGATCATCGCCAAATATGAAGGCACGCGCCTGGGGCGGCAGGAGCTGATGGCTGAAATACTGGAGGACGTGCCGGGCGCCTTATGGTGCCGCAGCATGTTGGACGACACCCGCGTCAGCGCCGCACCCCAGCTGGAGCGCATTGTGGTGGCGGTGGACCCGCCAGCAACCGCAGGCGAGAAGGCCGATGAATGCGGCCTTGTGGCCGTGGGCAAGGACGTGCGCGGGCATGCTTATGTGCTCATGGACGGCACCACGCAGGGGCTTTCTCCCCATGCCTGGGCGTCCAAAGCCGTGGGGCTTTATCACAGCCTGCAGGCGGATCGTATCGTTGCCGAAATAAATCAGGGCGGCGCCATGGTGGAAAGCCTGATCCGTCAGGTGGACGCCAGTGTGCCGGTGCGTACGGTGCATGCCACGCGCTCAAAAGCCGTGCGGGCGGAACCCGTCGCGGCGCTTTATGAACGTGGCCTGGTGCACCATGTGGGCGCGCTTGCGCTTCTGGAGGACCAGATGTGTGAATTTACCGGCATGCGGCAAGGCGGCAGCAGCCCGGACCGGGTCGACGCGCTCGTGTGGGCGCTTTCTGATCTCATGCTTCGGGCACAGGCCCACCCCAACATAAGGACGCTATGACCCATGGCATTTTGGAACCGAATTTTCAGTGCGCGACAGCACGCGGCAACGCAAAACGAAGAGAAGTCTACCTTAAGGCCGATCCTGTCGCGCATTACCCCCGGTCAGGCGGTGGCCACACCCCGGCGCTATGACGCGCTGGCGGCGGAAGGCTACCGCGACAATGTCATCGCCTACCGGGCTATTAATCTCCTCGCCCGCGCCATCGCCAGCGTGCCAATGCGGCTTTATCGCGGCGACGTGCGGCTGGACGAGCATGAGCTTTTGACGCTGCTTTCGCGTCCCAACCCGCGGGTGAGCGGTGAGAATTTCTTCTATAACCTGACGGGCTATTATCTGATCGCGGGCAATGCCTATGCGCTCAGTGTCGGGCCCGAAGGCGGCGCGCCGAAGGAACTGTGGCTGATGCGCCCCGACAGCATGAGCGTGCTGGCGGGCGAGGACGGCTTGCCGCGCGGGTTCGAGCAAAACGTCGGTGGCAAGAAACAGCGCTTCGCCGCGGATAGTGTGCTGCACTGGAAAAGCTTCAACCCGCTCAGTGATTGGTATGGCCTTGCGCCCCTTGAAGCCGCCGCGCTGGCGGTGGACAGCTATAATGAAGGCACGCGCTGGAACCTGGCGCTGATCCAGAATGGTGGTACGCCGTCGGGTGTGCTGTATCAGGAAGGTGCTGATGCGCCGCTGACGGACGCCCAGTTCAAAAGCCTGAAGGAACAGGTGGAAGCCCGCCACACCGGCCCCGCCAACGCGGGCCGTCCGCTGCTTCTTGAAGGTGGCCTCAAGTGGCAGGACATGGGGCTAAGCCCCAAGGATATGGACTGGACAGCCGCCAAGAATATGACCGCGCGGGAGATCGCCATGGCCTTTGGTGTCCCGCCCCAGATGCTGGGTGTCCCGGACGCGCAGACCTATTCGAACTATTCAGAAGCCCGCGCCAGCTTGTGGGAAGACACAGTGATGCCGCTGGCGGGCGATATTGCGCAGGAACTGACAAACTGGCTGGTACCCAAATATGCCAAGGACGGCGGGAGCGGCCTCAAGCTGGTGCCTGATTTTGATGAAGTGCCGGCTTTGGCTGAAAAACGCGCCGCGCGCTTCAGCCGCATCGCAAACGCCGCCTTCCTCACCGACCCCGAAAAACGCAAGATCCTGGGCTTTGGGAACAACAAAGGTTGAACCATCTTACTGTTGCGCTTACCTAATCCAGGTAGGGCATTGTGGGGGGCGAAAATTTACAAATTCCTGTTTATCGGCGGCTTGCTCATACTTTTGTTAACGGGTGTTCCCGGAGCAGCCATGTTTGGCGGCGCCATATGGAAGCTTCCGATTTTCATCGGTGCTTGGGGGTTGACGATCCTTTTCTGGATTTTTGCCCAATGGGAGCCGAAAGCGTTGGTTAAAAGGCGCTATCAGCCAACTGCGCGGCATCTTTTCAGCGACGCGGTCATGACCTTGATGCTGTCAGGTTATGTCTTCCTGGCTCTGTGCTGGGCCAACAAATTGCTGGACTTTGATCCGACATACTCAGTGGAGGTTCAGGTGTCAGACGTTGGCCAGCGCCATGTCAGGCGGTTGAATTTCGAGTTTATTTTGGTCGGTGGCTGGCCAGTTGGTGAAGATGCGCTTGAGTTACAGGCGGACTGCATGGCGCTGTCAGAACTCACGCGAGGGGATCAGCTTGAACTTAAAGTTGGTGACGGCCTATTCGGCATCCCATACGTTGTGGACTACCGCAAGATCGACTAATCGCCGCTTTAATCCCCACCCGGGCGGAAGCGCCAAGCCAGGTATAGCGTGGCGGCGGTAAAGCCGAAAAGCACGATACCCAATATATTGAAGGTGATGATGATGCGGGCAAAGTCATCCGGCGCGGCGTCGCCCGCCAGGCCTTCACCGGCAGCGAAGGAACCCATGGCCAGCGTGCCGAAAAGGGCAGCGACCAAAAGGGAAACCACAGATAGCCACGCCCGGTATTTGGCGACCTTTGTTGAGTCTGCCGCCTGCGGCGCACTGGTTGGGTGATCAGACATTTTCAAATCCTCGCAAAGGGGGCGCTTATGTGCCTCCCAGGTAAAAATTCGTAGCAGCACGCGCAGGCCCTGTCCAGCAGTTGGCAGGGCCCGGCGCGCAAGAAGGAGCGATCCATGGCAGCAAGCCAAACCATGACGCGGGAAATGGCCGCCGTGCCCCTGGAGGTCAAAGCCACCGATGAGACGGGCGAGAACGGCACCTTCGAAGGTTACGGCGCCATCTTTGGCAACCTGGACCGCGACGGTGATGTGGTCGCCCGCGGGGCGTTCGGGGAAAGCCTGAAGGGCCGCATGCCGGCGCTTCTGTGGCAGCATAACGCCAAGGAACCCATCGGCCGGTTCGATGTGGTGCGCGAAGACGCGAGGGGCCTTTATGTGAAGGGCCGCCTGTCGATGGAAGGGCGCGGGCGTGAGGCTTATGAGCTACTTAAAATGGGCGCGCTGGACGGCCTGTCGATCGGGTTCGTGACCCGCGAGGCATCACGCGACGCGGCCTCCGGCACCCGCACCATCACGCGCGCAGAGCTGATGGAGATTTCGCTTGTCACCTTCCCGGCCAATGAGCTGGCACGGGTCACGGGCGTTAAATCCCAAAGCGCCGGCCTGCCGGAAACCCCACGCGACTTTGAGCGCATGCTGAGAAGCCACGGCATCTCCCGCAGCCGCGCCAAGGCCATCACCGCCAGAGGGTTGGCGCCGCTTGACGGCACGCCCGATCACACAGCAATCGCCAATATTGTTGGCGAGGTAAAGGCCCGGCAGGCAGCCCTGGAGCGCAAGGAAGACGACACACAAATGATACCGGCGGGCAGGCGAAAAGCATTTTCCTTCACGCCCTTTTCCCGGGTTTCAGATGGCAGGTTCAGTATTGAAGTTTTTGCCGCCGGCAACAGTGACACGCCGCTTGATGTGCGGCTGACATATGCGGGCGGCGCCCCCGTTGCTTTCCGGGTGGCCGGTGCCGGGAGGAAGGACTTTGACATCAGCACAGGGCTTATACCGCCAATGGTCTTGTTCCATGTGACTGTAACCAACAAATCCAACCAGCCCCGGCGGGTGAAAGTGCGCATCAAACGGCGGTAGGGGCCGCTTCCGCGCCTTAGTCGGCAGGCGGCTTGGCCGTGGGCTCGAACAATGTCCTGGCTTGCTCTGCATCCATATAGCGCGAAGCGACGGCCAGAAGCTCGGTGACGCGGGCCTCATCATCCTTGCGGCAGAAGCGGACCTTTTTTCCGCCTGACCAGGCAATGATATGGCGGAAGGTGTCGACGATATGCTGAGGCTCTTCCATCAGATCGATGCGGTTCCAGCCGCTTATATTATCTGGCTCGTCAGATTGGGCCACCATGGTGTCGTATTCCGCGATCCAGTCCTGGTTGCTGCCCCATACGGCGTGGATCGCCCCGGGGCTGCTCAAGAGCATGTAGGGCTTGCTGGTGCCTGCTTCCCTGCTGCTGAGGCGGGCGAGGGCTTCGATGCTCTCCGCCGTCTGGCGGTCTGGGAACAGGGACAGCCTCAGGTCGGCACCGCCTGCATAATAGATGCATTTATCAGCGAGGTCTGAAGGCCTGATGGTGAGCGTGGGGTTGAAGGCAACGACGCTCAGGCTTGGCTCGGGTGTCGTGACCGAAGAAAGAAAGCCGTCCCGTGCCGGGGTGTCGAGCCAGATTCTGGGACCGCCAGAATGGGACGTCATCTCCCGCGTATGCGCTGTTTCAACCGCTTCTGGCGGTTCGTAGGGGGTGTCTGAATAGGTCCAGTGGGGAAAGAACAGATAGCTGACGATGCCCCCGGTGAGAAACGCGAGTGTGATCAGCACAAGGGCTTTTGTCCGGTTCATAATGTGGTCCCCATCTCGATTCATGCCTGAAATTTGCAACCTATCATGTAAGTAACATATGAACAAAAGGTGAACAATAATGTTCAATTCAAATGGTGATATCGTGCGGGACCCGCAGGCGTTTGAAGCCTTCCTGATCGAGCAGGGTTATGTGCCCGCCCGCGCCCACGCGATTACCACCAAAGGGTTTGTGACACTCCCACAGCCTGCCAATACCCCCGCGATCGCCGATGTGGTTGGCGAGCTGGAGTGTAGGCGTCAGGCGCTTGAGGCAAAAGCATCGCGCATTGATGTTTACGAAGGCCAGACGGTACGGCAGGAGCGCTTCTATAGTATTGCGCATGAATGGGTGGCTGTTTCCATTACGCCGAAAGACCGGGATGTCAGCTTTGATGCCCTTGTTTATTACCACTTTTGGACAGAAAATGGCCCGGTCGCGCGAGACGCGTTGCTGTACGGTGATGGCCGCCGTGGCCGCTTCAACGCGCGACTGCGCGTGCGTGACGGCGATGCCAGCTGGCTTGAGCGCATTCTGGGCGGTCCGCGTGGCGGCCTGTTGAAGCGACTGAATGTTGAGATCAAGGCTCATCGAGGATCAACCAGTTATGATGTCAGGCTGGGCTGATCCAGTAGGCCTGATAAAGACAGGCCCCGGCTTCTAGGCAATCACTTCATAATAGAGGATGACTAGAAGGGCGCCTAACAGCATGCCACTGTAATAGGGCTTCAGGCGGTAAGACTTGGGTTTATCTTCTGCGTTTTCATCCATGAAAGGCTTCTCCGGAAAGCTGATCTCTTGTTCCTGCATGACCCTGTGTGGTCTTGGAATGCAACCTATCATGTCAGGATCGTTAAGACAAAAGGTGAACAATCATGGTCAATTCAAATGGTGATATCGCGCGGAACCCGCAGGCGTTTGAAGCCTTCCTGATCGAGCAGGGTTATGCGCCCCCACGCGCCCGTTCGATTGCGGTGAAAGGTTTTGCTGCAGACGACCTGACCACTGGGCCTGAGATCGCAGCATTGGTGGACACCCTGAAGGCCCGCAAGGCACAGTTGGAGCAGAAGCGAATGCTGCCCTCTGTCCAGCTAAGGGTGACGGGGCTGTGGAGCCCTTGGGAGCGTGTGCCGGCCTTTACACTGGCCAAACCAACCAGCTTCAAGCTTCTGGTCTCCCGTTTCGCAAACAGCCTTGCCCGTAACCCACTCAAGGGGCCGTTGTTTCTCGAATTTTATTATATGTCGCCAACAGGGCGCCAGAAAGGCACCTGGCAGTCAAACGGCAACGGTATAGCAAACAGCTTCATGGCAGCAGCAGGGACCCAGGAAATCAGCATCCGGGGCAAGACCATCGGCTTTGACCAAGTGAAAGTGAGCTTTCTGTTTCGCTGACCCGGTTTGGTCCACTGATCAGTCCCGGCTGGCGCTTAATCTGCGCCGGCCTCGCCATTTTGAGCTGCCTGCTTTTCAGTGCTGGCACGGGTGATAGTGTCCATAAAGTCCTGATAGTGGGGGATCATGTCCGCGCTGTCGGTTGGCTCGCACATCTCAAGGTCCTTCCCGCCGGAGAGGATGTGGGCGTAATAGAGCCCCGTGAAGGTGGCACCTTCAGGTACCTCGAACTCGAAATCACTTTCCACAGTATCTGGTCGTTTCCCGTCGCCAAAGTCTTTCAGAAGGTCGGCCGACAGGATGAAGCTTGAGAGCTCTGTCCCCTTTAGGCGGAAGGAAAACTGCTTGCCTGCATCAGGGGCCAGTTTTTCAGCAACCCGGGCCTTGGTCTCGGCTGTGAGAAACCCCTGGACATTATATTGCGCGAAGACGTCGTCCCCGTACCAGGAGGGCATGAGGCAGACCCGCTCAATGTCGCCTGCGGCGAAGGTTTGGACCGGGGCGATTTCCACGAGCTGCAGCGTATCGGTTTCGAACAGGCCGGAATCATTGCTGAGGTTTTCCCCCAGGGCGTAGTTATAGCTGCTGCCGACACTGGTCCCGTCCGAATAGAGGCCGATATCGTCAGTCATATAGCCATAGGACTTCCAGAAGGCCTTTGGTGACAGAAACAGATACAGACCAAGTGGAACGAGCAGAAGCCCGGACACCAGGCCGGCGAGATATTTCAACATGTGCTTACCCCTGAGTTGCAAGGTTGATTGTAGCCATGAGGTTGCTGACAGCGTCATGAACAAAAAGTGAACATATCGCGAGGGTTGTTGGTTTACAATCAGTTTTTGTGCCGCTAGTCTGAGCTCCGAACTTTTGAAAATCAGGAAAGGATGGGGGATATGAAAAAGCTTTTGGTGGCAGGCGTGGTTTTGAGCGCCGTGGCCTCTGGCGCGGCGTTTGCCGGCGACAAGGTTGAGGTGGTTTGGGGCGCAGGGGCCAAACGCTTTGACGTGGGCCAGGTGGAAACCATGTCGGTTTGTTCGCTCAAGGCGATGGTTGCTGGTGAATTTGGCTTGCAGGCCCGGAAATTCGACCTGATGAAGGGCGGCCGCAAGTTGAATGACGGCAAGACGCTCGCGGGCGACCACATATACGCTAACCACAAGCTTCTGGTGAAGGAGGTCAGCTACTCTAACCAGTGCTGATGCCTCCAGGATCGGGCAACGGCCCGCATGTTTGAAAATCCAAAGGGCTGCGAGCGGGATGCTTGCGGCCCTTTTTCTTGGCCACTTTCGTCTGCGTGAGGCAGGCACGGCCACCCGCCCGCCGGTGCGGCAACCGGCATTTCACGCACAACAATCATATGACGACCAAATAGACGAAAGGACAGATGTCATGGAAATGACAGATCTGAAAGCTGCCATTGACGATTATACCGACACGGCGGAAAGCGGCCTGATGGCCATGAAAGACCGGCTGGACATGCTGGAAACCAAACTCGCCCGCCCCGGTGCGGCCAGTGATTTTGGCGGCGAGGACGCGACGGAGCACAAGGCGGCCTTCTTCGACCGTTTCATCCAGAAGGGTGACACGGACGCCCTGAAGGCACTGGAAGCCAAGGCGCTGACAACCGGCGGTGACGGCGGCTATGCCGTGCCGATGGTGATCGACAGTGAAATCGAGAAACAGCTGCGCATCCTGTCGCCGCTGCGCTCGGTCGTGAAGGTGAAAACCATTGAGACGGCTGATTATAAGCGCCTCGTGAACACCGGCGGTGCAGCGTCCGGTTGGGTTGGCGAAGAAGCGGCGCGCGGTGAAACGGCAGCGCCGTCCCTGCAGCAGGTGGTGATCACGCCGGGCGAGCTGTATGCCAATGCTGCGGCCACCCAGCGCGCGCTTGATGACATGCAGTTCGATGCTGAAGCCTGGCTGAGCGAAGAAGTTGCCGAAGAATTCGCGGCGCAAGAAGGCGCAGCCATCGTCAACGGCACTGGTGCGGCTAACAATATGCCCCAGGGCTTCCTGACCTACACGCAGTCGACCAATGATGACGATACCCGTGCCTTTGGCGAACTCCAGTATATTCCGACCGGTATGGATGCGGCCTTCCCGGCCTCCGATCCGGCGGATATCCTGATTGACCTGGTGCATGCCCTGTCTGCTCGCTACCGCCAGGGTGCGCATTTTGTGATGAACTCCAAGACGCTCGCGACCGTGCGCAAGTTCAAGGATGCGGACGGCAATTTCATCTGGCGGGCGGGCCTCGCGGAAGGCCAGCCGGACACGCTTTTGGGCTATCCGGTGCTTGAAGTTGAAGACATGCCGGACATCGGCACCGATAGCGCCTCCATTGCTTTCGGTAATTTCGAGCGCGCCTATACGCTGGTGGAACGCACCGGCACCCGGGTGCTGCGCGACCCTTATACCAACAAGCCTTATGTACATTTTTATGCCACCCGCCGGGTGGGCGGCGCGCTGGTGAATGACCATGCGCTCAAGCTGTTGAAGTTCGGCGTGGCCTAAAGCGCAGGCGTAATCAAACGGATGTTGGGGCGGGGCTTCGGCGCCGCCCTTTTTCAATTCTCCTCCATCTTCGATCAGGGATTTTCTCATGCTGGCAAACCGGGTTCGCGAACTCACATCCACCACCGGCACCGGTGACATTGCGCTTGATGGCGCGCTGCCGGGGCATATCAGCTTCTCCGACGCATTCGGCGCGGGTGAGGGCGTCATCTATGTGATTGAGGATGGCGATAATTATGAAATCGGCACTGGTACGCTGGTGGACGCGGCTACGCTTGCGCGTACAGAGGTGGCCGAAACCCTCGTGGACGGCACCTATGTGCAGGCCGGTGCCACACCGATTGACCTGTCGGGCAACGTGCGCGTCTACTGTGCGGCCACGGCGGACTTCCTGCTGTCGCCCACCCATGACGCTGACATCATCCGTGAGGTAACACCAGATGCTGGCGTGACTGCCGATGGTGTGCTTCTGAAAGATGGCGGCGTGAAGCTGACAGGGTATACCCGCTATGAAAACAGCCTGGGCAACACAGTTTTCGATGTGGGAACCACCGACAATCACGGCCTGCTGAAGCTGTATGACAATGCGGGCACGGAATTCCTGCGCGCGGATGCGCTGGCACAAAGGCTGACGATTGAGGGTGAAGCCTTGTTTGAAGGCGCTGTCGGGGTTGGTTCCGGGCCAGCTTATACCGGCTTGCATATTCATCAGGACGTGAATGCCTACCTGCATCTGTCAAACAGCAGTACCGGCAACGCTGCGGGCAATGGTACGTCCATCCTGGTTGAGAATAGCACCACAGACTTCATCATCAACCAGCGGGAGGTTGGTGGCAGCATTCGCTTGCATCATACTGGCACTGACGTCCTCACCATCGGGGCGGACAAGGCGGTTCAGTTTGCAGGGGGAGTGACTGTACGAGACACTCAAGGCCGATTGGTACTTCATAGTACAGGGGCATCCCAATCTCCGCAGCTCATATTCAAGGAGGACACCGGCGTCGAGCGGTGGTTGCTCCAGAGCAATGAAACCAATGGCGATTTCGAGCTGGTGCGAAGCGGCGGAACTGTTGTTGCCTCCTTTGAAGATGGCAGCAATGCCGCGACCTTGGCCGGCAACCTGACAGTTCAGGGGCTGACCACATTGGGTTCTTCTGCCTCGCTCGCGGGTAGCCTTGCCATCGAGGGTGCGGCCAATCAGTATCTCGGTGTCCTCCAGGAGCAGGATATCAATCTGACATTCGGTTCTGTGGCGGGCAGCGATGCGCGCATCTATCTCTATGGGACCGGGAATGGTCAGGCGAATGCCGGGAACATCGATATCCGGACGGCCAGCAATTCTGGCGTGGTAACAATTGGTGGATCGCTGAACGCATTGGGGGCTGTGTCCGTGACAGGCACGGGCACGTTTACTGGCAACGGTGCTTTTGGTGAGACGGTCACTAATAATCCGACATTGACTATCGGCAAGCAGGCGACTGACAATGGTGGCCAGGCTACGCTTGGTTTCTTTGCCAAAGCGGCCGGTGCCGGCGGCAACGGATTCAAGGTCAGCTATGTCAAGAATGCGACCGATGATGAGCTGCGGTTCATTGATGGTGGCGACAAAGCCGTCCTGACCCTTTCCAATGTTGGCGAGACAGCCCGCTTTGCAGGAACGGTTTCGGTGGCCGCCTCTTCCGGGGCTTATGCTGCCGCCAGCCAGGCGGATGTCGGTACGGGTATCAAGATTGATGCAATCAACTCGATTGCAGCTGAAGGAGAAGCATACGCGGCCCTGACCTGGGCATCGACCGGTTCAGATGCGTCAACCGGTGCCGCGATCGCACCGGTCCGGATGGGGACTGACAGCAATGTTACCGGTTTGAATTTCTATGTCCACCCAACACAGACCGCGGCGGATCCGCTCGAGATCGCCTTGACCCTGAACGCTGACAAGTCGGCTACCTTCAAAGGCAATCTGAATATCAATGGCGGCAACAGTGTTGTAAGTGCCAATTATGAGAACCTGTCAATCGGTGATTTTACTGGTGGCAATAATGGTATTACTATTCAGGCCCCTGACACGGGGCGGGGCGGAATTGCGTTCAGTGACAGCAATACCACTGGGGTCGCCTCTCGGCAGGGCAGGTTCGATTTTGACCATGTAACCGACACTTTTGAGTGGCTGACCGGTGATGTCCGGAGAATGTCCTTGTCCGGTGCATCAGCGACCTTTACGGTTGAGGTCCATATGGATAGGCGCCTTACCCTTCATGCCGCGACCGGGAACTGGTTTAACATTAGCGCCAACAGTGGTGCAGCCGGGAACTTCGGTACGTTCAAGAAGGTGGACGGGGCTACCGCGTTTGCCTACATCGGCGGTGGTGCGGGTGCGGCCGTCTCAGCCGGTACGGCTGATGACTTTGCGATCAGGGCTGAGGGCTCGCTCTATCTGGCTTCGGGCGGGAACACACCTGCTCTGATGCTTGATGATAGCCAGAACGCGACTTTTTTCGGCGCGGTCACTGGAGACCGATACGCTGCTTTTCTGAAAGGCAGTGCCACAGACCCAGTATTCCGGATTGATTCGGACGGCACGGGTGGGGCAACGGGTTTTGCCGGAAATAGCGATGCCGGATCTGAGCATATCATGGCCACCGTTGCGGGTGTGCAGCAGCTCCGGATTTCAGCTGGCGCCGTGACCTTCGCAGGCGATGTGTCCTTGGATGGAAAGAATTTGAAGCTGGAAAGCACGTCTGATGGCAATAATGGCCAGGCATGCTTCTATGACGAGCTGGGCGTTGAGGGCGGGCAAATTTATGCCTATTCCGGAGAGCTCAGGCTGTATGCCTCAGAGCAGCTGTCCATTAATGCGCCGACCAATTTTGCTGGCCAGCTTCATCAGTTGACGCCAGACGGTGTAAATGCGGCCCTCAAGTTGGAAGCATCGAATTTTACGCCGTATATTTCGATGTATTCGGGTGGCACCAACATTCAACCCATTATCCGCTATGGTACCGGCGCTGGCAAAACAGCACTGAGAATCCAGAAAATTTCCGCAGGAGCAGGTATTGACGCGGTGGGAACAGATGTCGCGGTATTTGGTGACGATCTTTCTGCCACATTTTCAGGAAATGTCACTGTCGGCGCAGGCCTTGCAGCCCCGATCACCCCCGGTGACATTGCGATCCGGGGGGCGAGTTCTGCACCGGAGTTGACATTCCATAGCGGGCCCGGCGGTGCGCTATATGCCTCGATGAAGGCAGACGGCACTACCAATAAGGTGACATTTGAGAATGTCATGGCAGCCGGAACCGGCAGGATTGAATTCCTCAATGACACGACCTTTGCCGGCGATGTCATTATCGGCAGCGACAATCTTGATCTGGGTGACAATTCGAATACAGGGTCTGTCCAGCGATTCCACGCGAACAGAACGGGCGAAAACCAGAATATCATGTCGCTTGAAAGCTGGTGGGACGGCAAGCGCGTGGCGTCTGTGACAGGGCAAAGTGGCACGGACACGACAGGCAAGGGCAGTGGCGAGCTGATCCTTGCCACGGCGCCCGATGAGGCCACCGGCATTGTCACCCGGTTGCGAATTGAGGAAAACGGACGTTTCCATTTTCACGGCAATGAGCTGACGGGGCTTGCCAGCCTGCACAGCAATGTCAGCTCCAGCAACGTGAATATCGCGGGCGGTAGCACGTTTAATTCGGGTGCCAACCTCTATCTTTACGGCCCTGATCACGCAAGCCAGGCCAGTGACATCGTTTTCAAGGTCGATGCCACAAACACCCTTCTCTATGACAACAGCAACGCCGAATGGAATTTTGAAGGCAATAAGATCGTGCGCGTAGGCCCCGGCAATGATGTGTCGATGCGCATTGGTGCCGACAGCACCGGTGCGGGCGTGACCGACGCCGTCATCAAGGTTGGCAGGGTTGGTGTGCCCCATTATCTGAATGCGGAAGAGCCCGTCGGTGTCTGGTCGGTTGTCAGTGACGGCACAGAAAACCAGCTGCGGCTGGGGGGCGCGACCTCGCTGATGAATGCGCCGACCGAAATCAGCTTCTGGACGGGCCCTGACGCTACCACGATAACCGGCTCCCAGCAGTGGAAGATTTCCGGTGACGGTAGTCTCGTTTCCCTGGGGGGTACCGCAATCCGCCGCGCCTCCGATACGGGCAGCCTAAGCTTCAGTGGCAGTACATCGACCGACGTTGGAGCCAATCTGGTGCTCTACGGCGCCAGCCACGCGTCCGAGGCGGGTAATCTTTATATCCGCACCGATACAACGACCCTGCTGAAGTATGATAGCGGCAGCAATAAATGGGATTTTAATAACCTCGCGCTCTCAGGCCTTGGTAGTCTGGTCAAGGGCGTATCTGCCGGCGAAATGGTGGTGTCAGGCGGCAGCGCCGTCACAGAGGGCGCCAACATCCGCCTGTTCGGGGAAGATCACGCAACCTTGCCAGGTAATATTCACCTGCGCACGGGCAGCACGGACCGCCTGGTGTGGGACGATGCTGCACAGGCCTGGAACTTCCAGAGCCAGGGTATTAATAGTGCTGCCTATGTCGTCGCATCAGGGAACATAACCACCTCCGGCCGTATCGAGGCCGACAGCCTAACCTTCGGGGTTGCGCCCAATGGATACTATAAGAACCGCTTTGCCGGGACGCTTAATAGCGACGGTGGCGATACCGTTGCGGCAGGGCTGGTGTGTTCTATTGATGTTGTAGGTGCCGCTGGCGACACGTCCTGGCTGTCGACAATGGTGGCGGGCAATGGTGTTGGGGCAAGCATCACAACCCAGGGCAACAGCGAGACCATTTCGACAGTTGCCACGCTCTACCTGTCTGAGCCTGGCCTTACGGTCGGTCCCGGCGACACAGTCAGCAATGCCAGTACGCTTTATATCCAGAATGCGCCCACGGAAGGCACGAATAACTACAGCCTGTTTGTCGCTGGCGGTACATCTCGCCTGGACGGCGATGTCCACTGTGGCGGTGTGGTTCGCCTGCTGGCCGACACCACAGCAAACCGTCCTGACGCTACGGCTTCAGGCACTGGTGCCTCTATGTTTGACACAACTCTTGGCAAACCCATCTGGTCAGACGGCAGCCAGTGGGTGGATGCTACAGGCACCGCCGTTTAGGAGCCTGAAATCACCTGCCGTTTTCACCCTTGAGGAGCGTAGGGCCAGCCCGGCATGCGCTCCTTTTTCCGTCTATAGAAGAGGATATTTTCCATGACACAACCCGTCCCAACCCTGAATGCCAAACAAGCCGCAGCAACGCTTCAGTTCCTGTCCCGCACCCAGATGCAGGGTGCTGAAATGCCGGCCTATGTGGATATTTTCAATGTCCTGAGCGCTATCGTTTCCGCAGAAGGCGCCCCCGCGCAAGATGCAGAGCAGGCACCCGCTGACGCCGCTGAGGCCTAAACGAAACACATGTGGGGTGCGGCTTTGCCGGTCGCAGCCCACGCCCTTTCCAATCACCCCACACGCACAAGGATCTGCCGATGTTTCTTGCCTCCTCCCCCACCGGTGGCGCGCCGATGGCCGGTGACCGGCTGCAACCCTTTTCAGCTGATGCCGAAGCCGCGGCCCTGTCTGCCACAGGGCAGCAGGCCGAGATGATCGGTCGCACAGTCACAGGCTTGTCTGCCACACGGCAAACGCTTGCCGTGCGTATGCGGACGCCTGTCACGGTGTCTTCGGGCGCTGCCATGCCGACGGTCACCGGTTCGGCTTCAAGTGATGAGGTGCAGCCATGATCACAGGTCCGCTTCAGCTTTATGACCAATCCCTGGTCGCGCTTCTGGATGGCAGCCGCAAGCTGCTGGATGAAGCTAAACTGACCGCGCTTCTTTTGAATGCGACATATGTGCCCGACCTTTCGGCGCATGCCACGCTCGCGGACGTCAGCGGATTTGAGATTGCAGGCGGTGACTACCATCGCCGGTCTGTCACCGGGGGTGCCATTCAGGCCGCCACGGGGGTTGCTGCTTTCACAAGCGACGCCATCAGCTGGGGAGATCCGGTCACCCTGCCGCCAGCCAAATATCTGGCCATCTGTTACGGCGCGCTGGGCACGCTCGCGCCCGAAAGCCCGCTTCTGGGCGTGATGGACCTGGCCGGGAGTGCGCCGTCTGTTGAGGCCGTGCGCTCAAGCTTCCGTGTCACACCGCCCGCAAGCGGCTGGTTCACGCTCTCTCGCGCTGCCTAGTCGCAACCACCTCCAACCTTCAGGAATTTCTGCATGACCTTCTATGCCAAAGACCCGGACAGCACGGTCGACTACAGCTTCGACTGGGCCGCCTGGCTGGCCAGTGGTGAAACCATCACGGCAACCAGCTGGACCGTCGCGCCCTCAGACGCCGACGCCCCCAGCCTGGGTAGCCAGACATCAGTGGGCACCGTGCAGGGCATTTATGTGTCCGGCGGGATGGCGGGCAACCGCTACCGCCTGACCTGCCATATTGAAACCGACGCCGGACGCACCGGTGAACGCAGCCTCAGCCTTCGGATCATGGAGCAATAATATGCGCATCGAGACGCTATCAGCACCAGCCAGCGAACCGCTGTTGCTGGATGAAATCAAGAACCACCTGCGGCTTGATGGCAGTGCGGATGACGTGGGCCTTGGCGGCCTTCTGCGCGCCGCGCGTGAAATGGTGGAAAATCATCTGGGCCTGTGCCTGATCAACCGGTCGCTGGCGCTTTACCTGGATGCCTGGCCCGGGTCCATGGGGCAGATGCCCTGGTGGCAGGGTGTGGCGTCAGGCAGCATGGCAGCCTTTGTGCGCATGGCGGAATATTTGCCTTTGCCGGTCCGGCCGGTCAGCGGCATTGGCGCGATCCAGACCTACGACGTGGACGGTGCTGCCACCGTTTGGGACGCAGAGAATTATAACCTGAAACCGGGACTTGAGCCCGCGCTTTACCGCACCAGCGGTAGCTGGCCCACACCGGGCCGCACGCTGGACGGTATCAGCATCGAGCTGACGACCGGGTTTGGCGACAGTTGGAACGATGTGCCCGCCGACATCCGGCAGGCGCTTCTGATGCTGGTGGCGCATTTGTTTGAAAACCGCGGCGATACCGGCACAAAAGCCATGGACGCCAGCGGCGCCGGCGCCGTGCTGAAGCCCTACAGAAAGTTGCAGATATGAGTGAGAGCCAACCCCTTGGCGCCCGGCGCCACCGCATAACCCTGATGGGTGAAGACAGAACCCAGGGCGCGGGCGGCCGTGTGATCCAGACCAGCCCGATCATCGCTGACGTGTGGGCCGAAGCCGACGAGGAAGTAAGCGTAGGCGAACGGGCAGGCGGGCAGGCGCTCTCGCACCGGGCCCGCTTCACGCTTGCCTACAGCAAGCCCTACCTGGCGGCACGGTTTGTCGAATGGCAGGGCCGGCGCTACCGGGTGTCGAGCCTGAAGGCTGTTGGCGTGAAGGACCGCCAGATCGATATCGCCGCCCAGGAAATCAATTAAACATAGGGAAGTATCATGACAGCATTTGCTGCCCACCAGCTTCAGCAGGCGGTGTTCGCCCTGTTGGCGGCGGATACGGGCCTGAAGGCCCGCGTGACCGGCGTGTATGACGAACCGCTCTTCGGTGCCCGACCGCCCTATGTGGCGTTTGGCGAAACCCAGCTTCGGGACACGGGCGTCAAGGGCCGCGACGGGGTCACCGTCAGTTTTGATGTGATTGTCTGGTCGGCGGAGCCCAGCCAGATGGAAGCCAAGGAATTGATGGCGCAGGTGGACGCGCTGCTGTCTGGCGCCTCACCCGATGTGCCGGGGCATGAACTGGTGGATATCAAGCTTGGGAGCGCCAGCGTTATCACCCAGTTCAGCGAAGCAGGAAGCCTTTATCGCGGGCGGTTGAACTATAGTGCCCGGCTGTTCGAGGCCGCGTGAGCTAGCGGCTTTCGGTGGCGCAGGTTGCGGAAAGTTTCCTGAGAACGTTGGAGATATTGACGATGTCCGGGTGGCTTTCCTTGAGCCCCATGGACATCAGCATGTCTTTCTTTTTCGTCAGGTCCGCAATGCGTGTGGCGCATTCATCCGGCTCTTCCTGAGTTTCCACTACCTCAGGTTTCTGCAGGTCGTGCAACACGATATTCACCTGGTTGAGGCGGGTCTGCATTTCTGATGTCATCAGGCGCAGGCGGCGCACTTCTTCCTTCAGCACAATAACCTGGTCTTCCAGAAGCTGGATGCGCGCCTTGTCGGCGTCATCAGTGGCTGCCCATGCGGGGCCAATTGAGATCAAAGAGGCAACAACAAACGCACTGACACAACGCAACATGGACCTATCCTTATCTGGTTCGGCGCGGACCATAGCAACAAGCGCTCAGGCGCTCAAGCGCTCAAGCTCTGGCGTTATCCACATTCATCCATCAGGGAAGCCTGCTGCATCCGGATATCGATAGCCTGATTCATCAGTTGTACGTAAAGGCGATTTGGTTTTTGTGACACGACATTGCCGTCCGCGTCCTTTTCCTGGACCATGGCCGGGATGTTCTTCAACTGCTGCTGAAGCGCTGCTTCTGTGCTTTTAAGTTCGGACAGCTTCGAGATGCAGGCTGAAGGGCTCATCGCCACCTGCTTTGTGGTGCTTGGTTGCGTGCCATTTGATGCTGCCAGATGGTTGGAAACCTGTACATAAGCCAGCGCCATCAGCGACAGCGTAATCAGGCCCAGGCAAGCTTTTGAAAATGTATCGTTCATGGAATTCCCCCTCTCCCTAATCAGGGCACTCTATGGCGGAATCATAATGCTGGCAACACTGGTTGTGTAAAATCAACCCAAAAGGGCGAGGGTGCAGGCGTGGTGGCGGGCCTGCATGCCTTCAACCAGAACCCGTTTTTCAAACTGCATCAATGTGTAGGTGCGGTTCAGCAGGGTGATGCTGTCACCGTCTGAAAGCTCAAAGGTCACCTGCGCTGGGCTGCGCGCGAGACGTTTATCAATGAAGGCGATGGCCTGCCTGTAGGCTTTCATGGTGTTGATGCAGCGTGATGCCACATGGATCATGGATTGGGAGACGGCTGGATCTGGCGGTGTGGATGCGCTTGCGGGCAGGGGCGTGGTGACCAGCACTAGGGCCAATACACCATAACTCAGAGATAACCTTCGGGCAGTCCCGTTCATCGGCATTCTCCTGACACCAGACTAGCGATTATAGCACAAAATTCACCGGCCTGCTCATCACTTTCGTTTAGGGCGGGGGCCGACACGGGTGCCGAAAACCGGCACCAAAAGCATTCGATTTCCCAAAATTAAATCCCAACCAACTTGCAAAGGAGAGCGTGCATGGCCGCGCAACAAGGTAAAGAACTGCTGCTGAAAATCCATGACGGCAGCGACTATCAGCTGATCGGTGGTTTCCAGTCGAATGAGTTCAGCATCAATGGTGAAACCGTCGATATCACCAGCAAGGACAGCGCAGGCTTCAAACAGCTGCTGGACGGCGCTGGACTGAGGTCCATCAGCACGTCTGGTAACGGCGTGTTCCTGAATGATGCAGCCTTTGCTGTGGCGCACGGCCATGTGCTGGCGGGCACGCATCCGGATTGCCAGATCGTGGTGCCCGGCTTCGGCACCTACAGTGGCCCCTTTGCCATCACCACGCTTTCCATGACAGGCGCGCGCGAAGACGCCGTGACCTACAATATCTCGCTTGAAAGCGCCGGTCCGGTGGCCTTCACCTAGGGCATATCAATGGCGAAGAAAATCTGTGGCGAAGCCAGCCTCCGCGTGGGTGCACGAACCGTGCGCCTGCGCCTTGATATCGGCACCATGATGGACCTGGAAGACCATTTCGGCATGGGTCTGGTGCCTTTTCTTTCAACCCGATTGCCGGAGTTTCGCCTGAAGGATATGGCTGCGCTGTATCTGGCCATGACAGGCGGCGATTTTGGCGACGACGCGGCCTGCCGCAAGGCCGCGGAAAAGCTTGTGCAGGCGGGGCTGGCAGATGGCGCGACCGCTATTTCGAGCTGCCTGGAGGCCACGCTGCAGCCTGACAGGGACCAGCCAGGAGACGCGCAAACCATGGGAAAGCCGGCAGCGGGCAGGACGGCATAGAAGCCGGCATTGACTGGCCTGGGCTGATTGAGCTTGGCGCCATGCTGGGCCAGTCACCACGCCAGACATGCCGCCAGACCTTGCCTGAACTGAAGCTGCGGCTTCGGGGCTGGCAGCGGGCCCACGGCATCAATCCCGACACGGGCGCAGCCCGCGACAGCCGCGCAGCCCCCATGACGCGGGAGCGCCTGCTCGCGCTTGCAGAAAGGTATGACCACCCATGACAGAAAATCAAACCGCAGCCGCGCCGACACTGGCCGATCAGTTGACTGCGCTGGCCCAGCCCATCGGGCAGGCCGGCCAGTCGCTGGTAACCCTTGGGCAATCGCTGGCGACCCTTGTGGGGTCAGGAGGGGGCGCCGTCGTGTCGCTCGCTGGTGGCACGGACAGCGGCACCTCGCTGCCCACGTCAGACACCGGTACCAACCCGTTCGAAACCCTGCTGCCTGACTTGCTGACCAGCCTGTTTGAAAGTTTGGGGGGCGGCCTCACCAGTCTTTTTGGTGGCGGGGAGGACCCATCTGCCAGCCCGGGCGTTGGTGGGTTGGCTGCCGGGGCTTCAGGCGGTGCCACCGCCGGCGCCCTGGGCGGCGGTGACCTGGATGAGGGCGAGAAAAAGCGCACACAGACCGAGCAGGAAGAAGGCCAGAAGCGGGTTGAAAGTGACAAGAAAGTTTGGGCTTCCAAGCTTGCCAACGCAGTCGCGGGGTCGAAGAAACTGGCGGCTGTTCACAAGGCGATGGCGATTGCCGCAGTGGTGATCGACACGGCGAAGGGGATTTCCTCTGCCTTTTCCGGCCCGCCAAACGGGCCGCCATGGCCGCTGAACATTGCGCAGGCCGCCCTTGTGGCAGCCACGGGTGCCAAGCAGATTTCCGCCATCAAGGGCCAGGCGCATGACGGCCTCGACAAAGTGCCCAGCACCGGCACCTACCTTCTGGAGAAGGGCGAACGGGTGGTGGACAAGCGCCTGAACCGGGACCTTTCCAGCTACCTGAAAAGCCCACAGACCACAGTGAATAGCCGCGAAAATACCGTCACCAACAGCCCCAGCGTCAACCTGACCATCAACGGCAACGCACCCGCCGACAGCGTTGAGAAGAACCGCGGTGCGCTTGAAAGCATGATCCGCGACATCTTCGCCGACCACGCGCTGGCCGCACCGTTCGACTAACGCCTGTTCCTCCCTTCAAGGACGCATCTATGCCCAGCCTTTATCTGCCGACTTCCCCGGCGCCGGTGTCGTACCGCATCCGGTCAAATTACCGTACGCAATCAAGCATGGCCATCAGCGGCAAGATCATCAGCCGCAAGTATGGCGGGCACTATTTTGAGATCACGCTTGTCTATCCGCCCATGCGGCGCGACCAGGCAGCCCCCATCATCGCGTTCCTGGAGGAACAGCAAGGCCAGAACAATATTTTCCGGGTGCGGTTGCCGAATGATATGGCCGGAACACCCGGATTGAAGGTGGGCAACTTTGCCAACATCGATGCCGCCAATCCATCGGACGATAACGACAAGCTATACCGGATCACGGCTGTTGATCCGGCTGTCACGGTCGCGCCGGAAGCTTTGGTTGCTGGCACTGTTGCCGCCAGTGCGCCGGTGATGCGTTGTTCGCTCAAGAACGCGGTGCAGCTTGTCACATTGGGCCGGTCCGGCCTGATCCGCCTTGAAATTGACCTGATCGAAAGGGTTGCGTGATGATTGATGCCCCAAACAGCATCCAGACAAAACTGTCTTCGGAAGCCTTTCGTTTCGCCTGGCTGGTGGATGTGGCGGGTACCCTGTTTCTGACCGATTTCGACAGGGACCTCAGCTTCAGCGGCCAGACATATAGGAGCCAGGGCGATATCCTGACCCTGTCGCCCATTGTGCGCGAACGCGGCATCAAGCTGCAAAGCTACAATGTCACCCTGACGGGCGTAGACGGATATATCCCCGCTGTGCTGGGCGCGGGTAACTGGACCGGACGGGACTGTACCATCTATCTGGCCTTCCCAGCCGCCGATGGCGCCCTGGACGAAACGGAGGTGATCAGCCTCTATAAAGGCACCTTCCACAGCTGGAGCCAGCACGAAAGCGACAGGTCCTCTGCTGTGACTGTCAAGATCACAAGCCCCTGGTCGAAGCCAGACCTGACAGCGGGGCGGGTCACCAGCAACGACAATCAGACACAGAATTACGCGGGCGACAAATTCTTCGAATTCGCCCACGAAGAGCGCACCAACCTGGGTTGGGGAGGCAAGGCATAATGGGATTGTTTTCGTTCATTGGCGGGCTTTTGGGGCTCAGTTCCGGTCCCAGCCAACGCATCCAAGTGTCAAAGGCATCGGCGGCTGCCGGCCTGCCGATCATCTATGGTCGCAGGCGCATCACGCCTGTGAAGGTGTTCAAGACCGTATCCCAAAGTAACGCGCCCGAAGGGTCATACGCCTATGACCACAGTTTCATCTCCCTGTCGGGCAGCAAATATGAGGAAACGCGCGATAACTATGACTTCCTGCACCGGGTTGACGTGTGGGGGCAGGGAGAGATTTCCGGCATTGAGAAATTCTGGCTGGACGGCGACGCCGCGACCGCAGCGCGCTTCAAGAAGCGTCCCTATTTTCGGGCGCTGAGCAACTATGGCAGCGACAGCCAGGCCGCGATGACGGCGCTTTCCGCCGCTTCCAGCCGCTGGACATCCAGTCACAGGGGCGCTGGCGTGGCCTACACATGGTCGCGCTTCTATAACTCCTCCAGCAAGCCGCAGTTCACGGCGGAGCCTGAAGTAAAAGCCGAAATCAAGGGCCTGCGGGTTTATGACCCCAGGCAGGACAATGACCAGCCCGGCGGCAGCGGGACCCAGCAGCTGGCTGACAAGTCAACCTGGACCTATAGCGAGAACCGGGCGCTTCTGGTGCTGGATTACTTGCAGGCTTCCTATGGTTTCGCGGCAGCGCCGAGCGAGATCGACTTTGAAAGCTTCATGACAGCGGCCGACCAGTGCGACCAGACGATGGCCATTCCGCCGCGGCTCAAGAATGAGACCGGCGGCACCATCTATGGCTGGTGGGACCGAGAGCTGGGCGAGTTCATCCAGATTGGCAATGGCCAATATTATCCCACATTCCGCCCCCGTCAGGTGGGGACCACCCAGCCGCGCTGGCATGGGGCTGCGGTTCTGGACCCCAAGAATGGCGTGGTGGAAAACCTGAAGCTGCTTCTGGAAGGGTTCGGCTGGGCGCTTAGCTGGTCCAACGGGCGCCACCGGCTGGTGCTGGAAGACCAGACCACCACAGCGGTCGCCAGTTTTGACAAAAACAGCATCATCGGTGACTGGACCAGCCATCGCGGCAACCGGGATGGCCGCTTGAACCGGATCACGGTCGAGTTCCAGAATGAAAACAAGAATTTCGAGGGTGATACCGTTTCCTGGCCCGAGAAGGGCAGCCAGACACACGCCAACTTCCTGATAGAAGACGGCGGCCAGGACCTGCATACAAACAAGCCTGTGAAAACCATCACGGATTTCTACCGCGCCCAGGCCTATGCCGAATATCTGGTGCGTAAAAGCCGGGTGGCCTATCAGATCCAGGGTATGCGGCTGGCGCCCCACGCCATGCTGCTGGAGCCCGGCGATGTGATCAGCATCGACTATCCTGAGAAGGGGTTTGTTGTTGATCCCGAAAATGAGACAGAAAGCTTCTTCATTGTCGAGAAAGTCCAGATATCGCCAACGCTTGAGGTCTCGGTCGACCTTCTGAAATATGAGGACAGCGTCTATAACCCGGACGCACGCACGGACGAACCACTCGACAACAGCATGGACATTGCCAACCTGTGGCTGGACCCACCGGCAATATCGGGTCTTGCGCATGTTGAAACCCATGACACCAAATCGGACGGCAGCGTGATCACCGGGCTGGAGATGTCATGGCAAGCCCCCGATGCAACGGTGGGAATTGACCGGATAGAGATCAGCTGGCGCGAACACATCGGGGCCGTGCCTGCCGAACATAATCACGACGGCGGCGATTTGCTGGATCACAGTGACGACGGCGAATATACCAATCAGGCGTATCTGGCGCGGGACGTTACCAGCTACCGTATCTCCGGTCTTGCAGATGACAAAAGCTATGACGTGCGGCTGGTTTACTGGACCCAGCGCGGGCAACAGTCAGATGAGCTTGTTGATACAATCTATATCAACCCAACGATTTCCAAGCTTTCGGGCATTGATGACAACGCAACGCGCAACCGACATCGCGGCGACTATCAAGCCGGCGTCGGCTATGAAAAGGGCGATGTGGTGGAATATATGGGCTTCAGCTATTGGATGAAGTGGGACTATGAAATTTCAGGTGTCCCGCCCACCAACACCACCTATTGGACCAAGCTGGCGTCGGTGACGTCGGGTGTTGAGGTGCTGCGCGCCAGCACGGCGCCATCAACGGCAGACCTGCCGGAAGGGTCTTTCTGGTTCGATACCAGTGAGGTGAAACTCTATGTTCTGGCCTCTGGCGCTTGGGAAGAAGCTGCGAGTTCCAACACGGTGATCTACCAGAATTCGGCACCATCTTCGGGCAAGGTGGGTGACCTGTGGTACGACACCAACGACAATATTCTTTACGGCTTCAATGGCGTGATCTGGGAGGCGGTCGGCAACATGCTGACCAGCACCAGCCAGCTTGTAGATGACGCGGGGCTGGGTACAACGGCCGTCTGGAACAGCGTATCCGGGCGCATGTCTGTCGCGCTGGCTATCAATGAACACAGCAACGGCAGCTACAATAATACCCGTATCCGTTTCTTCGGCGTCGATGGCGCCACGGGGCTGTATCCCGATCGGACCCAGAAAGCAGTTTTCTATAAGGGCAATGGCGTCAAATTCGAATTCGGAGGCACGACTGGGCTAGGTGAAAGCACCTGTTACGCAGGGAATGCCACGAATGGATACCATATGCTGGTGCTGGATGCGTCGGGGGGGAGACGCTTTGTCCATGATCAGGCCACCAATACCCACATAGGTGTGGTTCGGCGTCCCCTTCCAAGTGCCAGTCAGCTTGAATTCTATAGCGCGAATTTTGGTTGGCGGAACATTCCGTTCGATAACGATTTTTACATCATAGGCTGGGTGAACCGGCAGCGCAGGAAGTTCGTTTCTGCGGGTATTTTCCCTGAACCAGTTGCGATGAGTGGGATCGACAGCCTGGCAATTCCGGGCGAACTTACAGGCGGCGGCGATCTGCCGACACAGGTGCAGGCGGGTGTGATCACCATCGATCCATCTCAGCCTTTGCGGGGTGAATGGAACAGCGGCAGTCCCCGCATCAAGGTGCTGAGTTTCAGCATCCATCAGGATGATGCCCACTCCGTTAGCTATAGCACCGCATATATCTACAAGTCAGGTGGGACAAGCTGGCACGTTTATTTGGTGGACCCCTATTTGAACAGCATTGATGCAGAAATCACCTACATCACCAAATCCAACCGCACATCAATACCCGAGAATGCCATTTACCTGGGCTATGTCACCGTGCCCAGCGGCAGCGGCACCACCTATGGCTACACCGGTGGCGCCGGTGGCGGGGGCGGCACCTACGACCCGAATTATCAGATACCGTAAGGATGCAGACATGAATATCATTGAGATCGCCGGGCTTGATCCGGCCTACCGGGTCTATCAGGCTGCCAGTGGCACCCTGGTGCGGGTCAAGGTTGCGGAAAGCCCGACAGACAAGGCGCACAATCAGTACCGGTTTTTCCTGACAGCCCAGGTATGTGACGCAGGGGGGCAGGCCCTGCAGGACCCTCTGGCGTCCAGTTCTGTTGTTATCGAGTTGGCAGATCTTACGGCGCCGACTTTCTCCGATGCCTCAAGTATTCCGGCCACCCCCGGTTCCGCTGGCGAACTGATCCGCCATGATGGGCAGCTGTATCAATATTCGGATGATGAAGAGACTTGGATTCATCGCGGTCCGATTGACCCGGCCGCAAGTGAAGCCGTGGCAGAGGTTCTGGCGATTTGGGATCAGGTTGCACGTCAGGAAGTTGAAAAGGCGATCCGGGCCGCACACCGGCAGGCAGCTGGTGTGGAAATCAGGGCGCTGATCGGCGCCGAGTAAACACTTAGGAAGTATCATGACACTATTGAAACGCGCCCGGATATGGGCGGGGGCGCTTTTGCGCGTCCTATCGAGAACGGGCAGGAAATTTGGCGCGGCCATGGTCTCATCCATCGGCCGCTTTTTTTATACCCGCCCGGCACTGAAGCGCGGGGCGCTTGCGCTTGTGCTGCAACAGCTTGTGGTGCTGCCTTTGGGCCTGATTGCCGCGGGTAGCGGCGTGGGTCTTGTCGATATCTGGGCGGCGCTGGTGTCGCTTCAGTGGACCATCTTCCTCGTGGGCCTGTTTTGGGGCATGGGGGCGGAGCGCGCCTCCACCGAATGGGACGGCACTTTTGCCCTGCCGCCGTTGAAGTCCTTCGATTTCTGGCGCTGGCACGCGCTTGAGAAAAAGCGCTTCATGGCCGTTCTGGTGTCCCTCATGGGCGGGCTTCTGCTTGCCACATTTGTGGGAGCACTTTGATGACGGCACAGCCTTTCAAGAAAGAATATCATACCGGTGCCACCCGCCCCCTGATGCAGGACGGCAGCGAAACCGCCAACGCGGCGCTTCTGAAAGCCACGCTGGCGCTGGACCGCATTGAGCGTCACGAGGCCGAATGCGGCCGCCGCTGGGGCCTTGTGGTGAAGCTTCTGCTGCTGGCCCTCACGCAGCTTGGCGGCCTTCTGGTGTTTCTGGTGACAGACAAGCTGGGGTGGTTCTGATGACTGTCGGTATTCACCCGCGCATGCCTCTGTCCGACACGTTTCGCCTGCCGTATTTCACCCGCAGTCACGCGGCTTCAAGTTTGGGCCTGCCCAACGTGCCGCGCGATGTGGCACAGGTGGCGAACCTGAAGGCGTTGTGTGCCCGCGTGCTGGAGCCCATGCAGGCGCGGCTTGGACGGCGGGTCCGGATTGTATCAGGCTTCCGCAGTGAAACGCTGAACCGGCTGATGGGCGGCGCGCGCGACAGCCAGCATCTGTTTGGCGAAGCGGCTGACTTTATCGTTGAATGCATGGACAGTTTTGATGCTGCCTTTACCCTGGCGGCGCAAAGCGACCTGCCGTTCGACCAGTTCCGTCTGGTTCACAGGCAGGGGCGGTCGGGCGTCAGGCAAAGTCACATCCATGTGTCCCACCGGCGCCTGGGCGCGGGCAGGGGCAATGTGGAAACCCTGTTCCGGGACGCGCATGGTGTGCGGGCGGTGAACGGGATAGTCGGCATTGATGCCGGTATGCTGCAGGCCGCCGAATAAGCGGCTGGAAAATATGCAACTGATAGTATATTTTTACAGCTTAAGAATTAGCGGAGGTGAGCCATGGCCGAACCGGAAACCAATGCGGACGACTTCCTGAAGGATGTCATCAAGCCGGTGCTTAAAGACATGGCCATGGACGGCGCAGCGGCCGGGAAAATCCTGATGATGACGGCCTGCCATGAAAGCATGGGGTTCCGCTATCGTGCGCAGGTGGGTGGCCCCGCGCTTTCCTATTTCCAGATCGAGCCCAACACGCTTGATGACCTTTATACCAACTATCTGGCCTACCGCCCTGACAAGCAGGCGCTTGTGGATGCCTATCTGCCCGAAGGGCTGGACAGGTTGGAAGCGCTTGAAAATGACGACAAATATGCCTGTGCCGTCGCGCGTATGATCTATTGGCGCGTGCCGGAAAGCCTGCCGGCTGTCACCAATGATGAGGGCCTGGCCGCCTATGCCAAACAATATTGGAATACCGAGTTGGGCGCGGCGACAGCACAGAAATATCTGGATGACTATCGCCGCTATGGCCCGAACCCCGAGCCCGCCAGCTGGACCTGACGCACCGCGTTAACCCTTGAAAACTTAAGTGATGGAGGATCGCATGGGATTGCCCGTGATCGATACGCTGCTGGATATTGTCAAAGGCCCTTTGGACAAGCTGGTGCCGGACAAGAACGAGAAGCAGCGCTTTACCCATGAGCTTGAGATGGCGATCCTGAAATCCGGCCTTGGCCAGATGCAGATCAATAAGGCAGAAGCCCAGCACCCCAGCATTTTCGTGGCAGGCTGGCGGCCTTTCATTGGCTGGATGTGTGGCTTCGCACTCGCCTGGCATTTCATGGCGGCGGATATTCTGGCTTGGCTCAGGCTTGCCTTCTTCCCCGATATGCCCGCACCGCCCTCTCTTTCGGGCAGTGAAACACTGGTCACGGTATTGCTGTCGATGCTCGGCCTTGGTGGTCTCCGGACGGTTGAGAAGCTGAAAGGCGTCAGCCGCGAGAAGTGGAAATAGCCTGTGCAGGGATTTGCGATATCCTCAAGCGTGGGGCCGGGTGGCCGGAATGCCAGGCCCGATGTGGCGCTGGTACAGTTGGCGCTCCGAAAAGCGGGGCTTTTTTCAGGCACTATAAACGGTCAGTATCATGTCAGCCTGGGGAAGGTTATTGACCAGTTCTTGACGGCAAAAGGCTTGGTCCGGGGGGCTGCCCTGTCACCGGCCGGAGCGGGGTTCAAGGCCCTCGCTGCGGCGGTTCCGCCAGCCTACCAAAAAGCCAAAGCCTGGAAGCAGACGGCCTATCTTTATGTGCCGGCGAATACCGGGGTGGCTGACCCGTGGAAGCGCGAGGACCATAGCTTGCCGGACTTGGAATTCGAGGCGCTGAAGCGGTCGCTTCGTCGGGCCGCGTTTGTGCGGCAACTGGGGCTTGGTATTGCTGACGTTACAGTTACCGCCGATGGCCGGTTCATGGTGCGGCTGGGCTTCCAGGCGGCGCAGTTTGTTGATCCTGTCACCGCCAAACTGACCACCCTTCCGCCCAAACCCTTTTTGCGGCTGTTGCAGAATGATCTGCCGCTCGCCGGATGGCAGACAGTCGCTGGTCACGGCTTGATTTTCAAAACCAGCAAGTCTTGGCCAATTTTGAAACAGGCGAAAGACGTGACGCTTGAGCAGCTTGAACTGGTCGGCCTGAAGAAGCGGCCATCAAAGCCTGTGTTGGCGACCTGTTCGGCGGCCATTGCCACCAGCCTGTTGTCCGATAAGCCTGATGAGAAGCAAGCAAAAGAGCTGATGCAGTGTTTCGGCCAAGACCGCCTGACCATGGAGCAGAAGACGAAGGCGCGGCAATTGGCCTGCACAGAGTTACAACGAAAATGGGAGGCTGTTTTCTGGCGGCTTGTGAAAATTCATGAGGCGTTGCGTGCGATTTTTCCGCTGTATGCCAAAGCTTACGAGACGCGAGTTTTGATGGGGCGGGCAAGGGATGCCCGAACCTTGGAAAATCTCGAGATCGGGACACACAACACGCCGGGGGCGGATACCGCGAGAACGCTTTATGATATCCTGCGCGGTAACAAGACCTTGGGTGAAATTGTCGGTACCGTTGCAACTGGTGCGGATGCACCGGATGCTGCAATCAGGTTTTTGGAAAGTGCTGGCAAGGAAACCGCAGCTGGCGTTTTGAAAGCCCTCGATCTGGCGTCACTTTGGTATGATACCCAAAAGACTTTTTCCAACGCGCTGCAGAATACAATCGAATTGCCGGAATGGTACCGACTGATCGATTTGCATATCCAATTGTGGGTCGGTTTCTACAATGGTTTTGCGGAGCTTGAGGAAATCTGGCCCGAACAGGTCCGTCTGCTTGAGGCCATGCATGCGCTCAAGTGCCCGATCCCCGACGATGACTATGAAGCAATTTGGGTGGATCTGCTTAGTCTGCACAGAACCCTGTTTTCCAAGCAGCCGATTTTATATACCGAAGAATATAGACATTTACGCGATGTACGCGGTCAACGGGACAATGTTCTTTTCGGCCCAGGAGAGTAG